TATTAATATTAAACGTGTCGCCTTGTGCAATTTGCACTGGAAATTTAAAATATTGAAATCTAGTATCTAATACTCGAAGTACTGATTTTGTAGCAATTTGTTCAGTTACTGCAGATATTACTAATTTTGGATTAGTTGTAGAATTTTCATTTAAAACAATATTTCCAACTTCATCTCTAGGAATTATATTGATATCATTTGAAATATAATCCAAACCTTCTTTATAGTACTTAGCTTGTTGTGCTCCTGCAATTGCATCGAACAATTTGCTAGGAAGAACATTACTATTACTAACCGGTTGAATTTGTTTTGCCATTATTATCTAACTACTTTAAAATAAATTTTGTCGCTTACATATTGTTCTGTAAAACTATCTACAATTTTAAATTCTAAACGATAATAACGCTCTGGCATAAAACCGTTCATGTCAATATAGATAAAATTACTAGTACTATCGCAACTAACTTTATTATAAATATTATCATACGGAATTATAGCTTCATCAGTTTGAGCATCAAATACCGCATAATAAGTAGTAGAAGGAAGATATTTAACTGTTTGAATTGGAAATAAATTTGTAGGAGATTTTTGTGGATATTTATCTCGAGCATAAATTCTTATTTTACCAATTTCATTATCTTTATATTCTGGTTTAATGTTCGTATATACTACATATGACTCTAAATTAGCCGCAGTCAATGATCCTGGCGTAAACGCACTATTATCCCAATACATTGTTAATTTAGGAACATAAATAGTGTGAGTATCTCTACTAAAGAATCTCACATATCCTTTTACATTATCATTGCTTTCATCTGCATCAGAATATTGTATTAAGAATCCATAATTTGGAATAGAGTTTCCATTACTGCCACTTAACCATATTCTTATTTGGTCTGTTACATCAACATTAATGTCACTAGTTCTATAAGAAAATGATTCAGAAACTTGAAGTTCTGGAGCAGTGGTAGATCCTGAATGATATAAATAATTTCCGCCTTTACCAGATCCAGAAATATATAAATCACTTGTTCCAATTTCAATATATTGACTACCAGATATCCATGAAGACCCACTTGATGGAGTATTCCAACATACGCCATTTGAAATTAATTCAGATAAATAACCAGTTCCATTTATCCAATCTTGTCCTAACATTTTTATTGTAACTGTATAATCAGATGGAAGATTTTTTGCTTCAACTGTATATAATTGTAATATAAATTTACAATCAGTAACATGTTTATTATATGTTGCTAATGATGCAGAAATTTCAGTCATATCAAATTTCATGATACTTCTTGCAAGAAGTAAATTACTACCATCAGTATCTAAACGTTTGCCAATTTCTAATATTTCATCTAATCCAGTATTATATGTTGGCGCTGATTCATACAATGTTGCATCTTGTTCTGCATAAAATATTCTAAACATGTTTTACCTTTAATAATTTACAACACGGCCTTTGATGTCTCGGTTTGGAAATTTGATTTCAAATATACTAGGATCTAATGATGGATAAATAACTCCATTTTTTGTAGCAGTATTTAAATCATAAATATTTCCTGAATAACCTTGATTTGAATCATATAAGTTATTTAATTTAAATCCTACTACTGATTGAACTCCTTTTACATTAGCTAATGAAGTATTAATATCAGATTTAATAATAGGTTGATTGATTTGCCATTTATCTACATTAAATAAAGATTGCAATTCATTCACACAACGCAATAAAACTTCATTGCTATTATAATTAGGTAATACTGAAATTTCAAAATCTATGCCTATATTAATAATAAATGCATCTTTGATATTTACAGCATCAGTTAATATTCGATAAAAATTCAAATATGTTTTTAAATTTTCTTTAATTGCCTGATTCAATGTTGTTAATTGTTTAGATTCATTAAATCCTAAAACATACATATTCATTGCTAATGGATTAGCTATCCTAGATTCTAAATCTTTTTGTGAAATTTGATCATCTGGAACAATATATGCTTTTGACACACTACCATATTTAGCTGGCATTGAATATGCTCGAATTATATAATCTTCTCTAGTAACTAAACGATTTTGAGTAGCAAAATTTGCTAATGCATTATTTTTTATATCTTGTAATGTATCTGCAGTTTTAGCTCCCGTTGCAGGAACTGAATTATTTGCAGCTACGGTTGTTTTTACAAAATTAACTAAAGGTGCACTATTCGAAGTATTGATATCATCATCAAATTCAATAAACTCTAATTGAGTTAATACTCCCGCAGGCACATTATCAGATATTCCATTACCTACCGTATATGTTACAGTTAACGTTGTATTAGATGGTGCTTGTCCATATGTTCTAGTATATAAAAAGTTAGATGGATCAATATCAACATCTACTGATCTACGAAAACCAGATAAACCATTTCCTACATTATCCGGATTCGGTACAACTTCTTCGTCATTATTATCAGAAATGCCTGCACCAAATTGTAATTCTAATTTATTATCACTTCTTAATCTAGTTATAAAACGTTTAGCGGCTTTTCTAAGTTTTAATAAACTTGGTGCTGATGAACGGTATTGTGATAAATCTGGATCATTTTCTAATAAATTAGGAACAGATTCAAAAACAGTGTCTTGTGCTAAGTATGGAACTTCATACCAATTATCGCCATCTGATTCAGTTACAGAAATTATTTCAATTATATTTGAATCTGGTAAAACAACTTTATCATATGCAACCGGAGTTCCAAATGTAAATGTAGAAGTTTTTACATTACCAGATACTGCTCGTACTTGTTTCTTTAACAAATAATATGTTGGTAAATTTGTAGCAGAATCTGTTTCATATATAGTAATATCGGTAGTATCAATAGAAGATGAAAAATTAAAATCTATACTATCTAAAGTTCTAAACACTGCAGAACCATTTGATTGCTTAACTCGCATTCCTGGTTTAATTGATAATGCATAGTTAAAATCTGGGGCAACATTTGCACCAGTACCAATTGCAGGAACTAATTGAAACACATCCATTGTTACATATGCAGGAACAACGTTATTAGGACTATAACCTAAACTTTTTGCAATATCATAGATATTAGCACGTTCGGTTGCTTGCTCTAACATAGATTCTTTGAGATTATTATCTGCATAATATGATAATACATCTCCTACATATGCCGCTAATTCTAAAAATATAACACCTGGTGCTGCATCTGTAAAATCAGTATACGATGTTGGAAAATATTGTTTAGTGAAATCAATCAATCCTTGCTTGAACTGACTAAAATCTTTTCCTAAATATGATATATCTTTTTTTGTTTCCATGTTATAATACCAATAATTGATTTTGATTTACAGCTAACACTAACTGACTTAAATTGTTTTCCGTATCATAACTTGTTGAATTTCCAGATGGAACTCCTAATACCGGTTGAACTGAAAATGTAATTGTAATTTTTAATTCATGTGGCATATTAGGATCATCTTCAGCTGTCACTGTATCTATACTAACTAAGTTTATTATAGGTAACCAATAATCAACAGCTTCTGAAATTATTTCTGAAATAACTGGTTTTAATTCTTGCGTATTTGGTTCAAACAATACCTTAGGTAAATCAGTACCAAAATTTGGCTGAAAAATTCGTTCACCTTTATATGTTAAAAGTAAATTTTTTAAATTTGCTAATGCTCTAGCTTCAGTTGTATATGTAGAATTAAAAACACCAAATTGACCTGTAAAAGGTAAATTAATACCTAATGCAGTATTTAATGCTTCATTTGTTACATTATTTACAATCTGATATGGCATTAGCTAACTTTCTTTTTATTCATTGCTTGCATTAATGCAGAATAGTCTCGAGTCATTGCTTGTGCAACTTCTGGAGCTACTTCATATGTTTTACCAGTTTCTGGATCTTCCATTACTCGAGGAGCAGTTGGAGCTAATCCCATTGCCTCTTTCATATTTTGACGCATCATTCCAAATCCTTGTGCATTTGCTGATGTCATCTGTATTTCATCCATTCCTTCATTCATCATATCTGCAAAACTATTCATTGCAGCCGGTCCTTGTTCAACTAAAGCATCCGTCTCGTTTAGAATAGATGCCCATTTATTTTCAGAAAATTGAACTTTAGATTTCTTTTGTACTACAGGCGCCGGCGAACTAGTTCGTTGCGGCTTCACAGCTGTAGCAGTAGGTTTTTTCATTTCTACGATCGTAGATTGTAACCCTTCGCGAAGAATTTCTGTTAATTCTTCTTTAATAACCTCACGTACGGCGGTTTTAAGTGCTTTTATAAGTGCTTTAGAATCCATATGAATACTTTATATATAAATATACTAAACATTAATTTACGGCTGATGGCCAGATATCTGTTTTAGGCCCATAAATTTTATTTGTAGTTAAATCAACATAATAGTCTCCAGCTTTACCTAAATTGTTCGAAGGTACGCCAGTTTGTTTATAAACTTGACTCGGAGCTTCTAATAATGATGTAATTAGATTTTTTTGTTGTTCGATTAGCGTTTGAATAGTATCTGATCTTAAATCTAAATCAGAATCTGAAACATTTTGTTCAGTATAAAATTCAGTATCAACTAAATCATTGTAATCAGTAATACCTTCAATGTTTGGTATTGAGATATCATCTACTGCATTATTACATGCAGCGCTAACATTTTTTATTGCTTCTGCTAATACCGGAGTAATTGTTTGAAACTTAGATGTTAACGTTGAAGGCAATGTCGAAAATGACTGAAGTGCACCTAAACTATTAACAATTAAAGCATCTTGTATTGCCATCAAATTTGTTGCAATAAATACTGG